CTACCTAATATGCCGGTAGGATCAAGCGATGTAGAGGATGGTCCTCACGCTCATCATGGTCGTGGTAAAGCGGAAGGCGAAATCAACTGGAAGAAAAAGCATACCGATAATGTCTTAGAACTAGATCATCCTACTGGTAAAGAGAATATGGATACTCTTAATGCTAGAAATATGAAAAAGGATAAGTCTAAGATCGCGGGACTTGATAAAGATGCTGAAAAAGTAGCTTATGAGGAGTTCAACGTAGAACAAGACCTTATTGAGCAACTATTAGACATTGCTGAAGTAGATGCAGAACAACCTTTACATTTAAACGACGATTCAGAAGTCGTACTAACTCCAGAGTTAGCTGAACAATTAGTATATACTATTGATTGTTTATCAGAAGAAAATAGAACAAAATTCATAGAAGCATTATTAGAATCAGAAGATGGTTTTATATCTATGGTAGAATTTGCGAATGGGGTAGAGTAATGAAAATAATAGTACTTAAAGGTAATGAAGTAGCAGCAGGAGCTAACCTAGGAGCTGCTAGTAATCTTAGTGGTGCTAGATTAGTAAAGTTTTATCACACAGCAGCAGCTACTGTAACATTAGTAGATGGTGCTAATACAGCAATAGGTAATACAACTGTAGATGCTGGTATACATTACTTTGCAAAAAGCCCTGATGACAAAATTTTTGCTACTGCAGGTAAAGTAACACCTGTAGGTTTTGGAGACTAATATGAAGTTAATTACAGAAGTAGAATTTAACGAAGTTAACTATATAAAAGAAGCCCAAGACGAAGAGGGTAAGAAAAAGAATTATTTCATAGAAGGAGTATTTCTACAATCTAATTTAAAAAATAGAAATGGTAGAATATATCCTAAAGAAACAATGTCTAAAGAAGTAGGTAGATATGTTACTGAAAATATAAAAGCTAAAAGAGCTTATGGTGAGTTAGGTCCTACTATTAACTTAGATAGAGTTTCACATATGATAACAAGTCTTAAAGAGGACGGCGATAACTTTATAGGAAGAGCCAAAATAATGGATACTCCTATGGGTAATATTGTAAAGAATCTTATGGATGAAGGCGCACAATTAGGTGTATCTTCAAGAGGAATGGGATCACTTAGAACTAATAACGAAGGCGTTAACGAAGTTCAAGGTGATTTTGTCCTCGCAACCGCTGCTGATATTGTCGCAGACCCATCAGCACCTGACGCATTTGTTAAAGGTGTTATGGAAGGTTGTGAATGGGTTTACGATGCAGCAGAAGGTCAATGGAGATCATCTGAGGTTGTAAATGAAGTTAAGCGTACAGGTATAAAATCAGTACGTAAATTAGACGAACGTAAAATCGAATTATTCGAGAAATTTTTACAGTCGCTAATTTAATGTTTTTATAAATAATACTACAAATACTATTTAATAAGAGGAGCTAAAATGGCTGAAAATAATTTAGAGCAGGTAAGCACTGAAGAAGAGCAACTTGACGAGTTCAAGGCGACTGCAGACGCTTCAATGATTGCTGACCCTGTCCCTACTAAGAGTAATAAAAGACCAGCCGATAAAGACGTAGGAGACAAAGCAGTTCCTTCTCTATCTCGTGCTGGCATGATCGGAGCTATCGTCCAGAAGCTCTCAGGCTTTTCGAAGTCAGGTGTTTCTGATCAATACGATGTAATTTTCGGAAAGAGTGCCCCTAACAATTCTGCAAAGAATATGTCCTCTATTGCTGGTAAAGCAAAGTTTAAAGAAGATGTCGAAGAGATCTTCCAAGGACAAGAATTAGCAGAAGAGTTTATGGATAAGGCATCTGTTATTTTCGAAGCTTCAGTTAATGCACGTCTAGTTGCTGAGAAAGCAAAACTAGAAGAAGAGATGGAGCAAAAACTAGAAGAAGAAAAAGTAGCTATTGAAGAAGCTATGACTGATAAAGTTGATACTTATCTTACTTATGTCGCTGAGCAGTGGCTAGATGAGAATGAAGTAGCGATTGAA